CGTTCTGATTTGCGCCGAGGTGTTGGTTCTGATCATGCCCTGCACGCCGATTGCCGGACCGCTTCCGACCGTCACGTTCCAAAGCCCAGACGCAAAGGTTGAACCGGGGGAGGCTGCCACAAGTTCGAGTGCCGTTGCCGTCGTAACGGAGGAAGAGCCCGTCGTATTGCTGATGCCAAGATTGACGATCGCATCCACTTGGATGCCGGTCGGGAGGCTGGCGAGCGTCCGTGTTGCGGCGCCGGTGCCTGGATTGGCCACATTGATGTCAAGAACGCCGCCGTTCGTGGCATTGTTGTGCCAGAAGGTGTCTTCGTGCTGGATGAACGGAAGGATGGCAGCGGCGGCGCGGATGATAGCACCGATGCGGCGCTTCCGGTCGTAGCTCGTCGGCATTGTCGGGGCGGTTGCCGAGGCGGAAAACAGAGCATCGACAACGCCCGTATCCGAACGCTGGATAAGCCACATGTGGTAGGTGGTGTTGGCAATTGAGCCGGCATCGAGGCCACCATTGCCAGTTCCGACCGCCCATGCGGCGTCGAGACGCTTTGTCAGAGCGGACGCGAGCGTCATAAGATACGGCGTTGCCCCATCACTTGCCGCTGATCCGGCTGCAATGTCGATGTCGTTGGTGGCGTCTGAGCCGTTGTTTGAAAGCGTGAGGCCGTAGATCTGGCCTTGGATGGAAGCGCCGATCGTCGCCTCGCCATAGACCGCTGCATAAAAAGCCGTTCCGTTGCACCAAATGGTGGCGCGTTGCCCGTTCAGGACGGTGATGGTCGCCAGTCCGTTGATCAATTCCGAGCCATTCGGATCAATCGTCACATCCCCCCCGGAAGCTACGACAACATACTGCCAGCCGTTCGTCAGGGTGGCGGCAGCCGTGAGGCTAAGGGTAGCGCTTGCCGTGAAAATCGATATCTGGTTGTGATCAGCCTTGACCGCGGTATAACCGACAGCTCGCGAGGTGAAGCGAGAGACGAGGTTGGTTGCTCCCTGCGCCATCAGCTCCCGGAAAGCATTGTCGAAGTTGTTGACAGCGTTGGACCCCTGCACACCGATATTGTTGATTTCGGTGTTGCTGGCGGCCGCCGTGTCCCATTCGAGGACGTTGCTCTTTGTCATCAGTATAAACCTTTTCCGCCGGATGCCATGGCCCTTGAAAATTGGCCGGAATTGCTGGAGACGCTGCGTCCGTAGTCGTTCAAATTCTTGTCGTTCTTGCTGTTCGCTGAAGGCTGCGGCGCCTCGGGGAAGAACGAATTCTTCGCCACGTTCCTGCCGAGCAATCCGCCGGCGATGGCGCCAATCGGGCCGAGCGTGAGGCCACCCAGGAGGCCGCCAAGAAGGCCACCCCCGAGCGATCGGTTCTGCATCCCCTTGGCAGTCTGCGCTGCCATCGCCTGCATCTGCGCGGGTGTGGAGTGCTGAAGCGAGCCGCCAAGCAAACCCTGTTGCTGTTGAAGCTGCTGGTACTCGGGCTGGGAGAGAAGGCCGCTGTGGGGCTGCGGTGCCTGAACGCTGGCCGTGTTGATCGAGGACGGCTCATAGTCGCCCATGGCGGGTTGCTCGACTGGAGCGGCTGGGGCCATCTGACCGGGCCAGTTCGTGGCTGGGGCCATGAGGTCGGGGAGAATGCCGGCGTTGAGCTGCTGGTCGAGAAGCCCGCGCTGGAGCTGTTGCGGTGTCGTGGCGACCGGTGCAGCCTGCGGCATCCTGCCGGCGTCGAAGGTTTCCGGCTGCTGAGGGTCGGAGAGAAGGCCGGAATAGTCGAAATAGGATGATGAGGGAGCGGCAACGGGTGCGTCGCCAAATCGCGACATATCGCCCAAAGTTGGGGGAGAGCCCAGGCGCGATGATTTCATGCTGGCAGGGGTCACGTCTGGCAATGCCTCCCTTTGGACGGGCGTCGGTGTCGCGCGGAAGGCCGCCATCTGCTGTGTCGGGGCGGACGGGGCGAGGATTGAATCGAACGGGTTGCTTTGCGGCTTGGGCGTCGGAACGGCGTCGTATGCGGCGAGCAGAGACGGTGAGGTGTTGGGCTGCGCGACGTTCGGGATATCCATCGGCGGCTTGGCGGCGTTCGGATTGCGGGCCGTTGCCAGTTCCACATGCCAGGGCTCGTTTTTGAGCGGGAAGGAAAGACCGTGCGCCGGAGCGTTCTCCCTCACCCATGCTTTCGCCTGTGGAGAGAGGTATTTCAGATCGGCCGCCATGCCCTTGTTGTGCTGGCTTTTGTTTGGAGGCGCGACCCACTGGCGAGCAGCCTGCGGGGAGCCATATTTCGCGAGCGCACGGTTATAGAGTTCGGCCTGTTTGGCGGGCGACCGATACCCAGAAAACACCTGCAATTGCTGGCGTATGCCGTTCGGAGCCGTCGAGATGAGCCCCTGCAATGCCGCCCTGAACTGCGCGTTCATGCCTGACAGGGCATCGGGCCTCGTAGCCCCGCCCACAGCGTATGGCGACCAATCGAAATCAGCCATTGGCATTCCCCATGGATTGCGTGTAAAATGCCGCCGTTGAGGGCATCAAAGGAAACTTGGTTGGACGAAAAGTTTGAGAAGAGCTTGGACCTGCACGAAAGCGAGTGGTCCAAGGCTGGCAAGAAAGAGCCCTTTTGGGGGCCTGGGGCTTACTGGTTCTTCAATGTGACGCTGCCGCTCTTTGTGCTGGCAATCGTCCTTTCCCAGATATCGAAGTTCATCTATCGCGCAGTGCTTGGCTACTGAGGCCAGACGCCAGCGGCCCGATCAGTGGCAGAGCCCGGTTGGAGATAGCCTTCAGGACCGGCGCATTGCCGCTCGCTGCTGCATTCCTGACAGCATCGATGGTGCGTAGCGCTTCCCGATCGACTAGCTTGGCCGCTCCATAGCCGGCCATGCCGGGTGCAGCCATACCGATAGCGCCGCCAACAGGACCGCCAAGCGTTGTTCCTATCGTGCCGCCGACGCCTGCCCCGATCCCAACTGAGACAGGGCCACGAGGCGCAAACTTGGCGACCCATTTCAGCAACGCAGGGCTTGTCTCGGCCTTTGCCAGTTTGCGAATAAGACCGACTTCCTCGCCGGTAAAGCCCTTGACCTTGCCTTTGACGATCTGCGTGTAAAGCTGAGATGCCTTGTCACGCAGCGCGTTTTCCATGCCGGATTGCGAATACCGACCCGATTTGACATCAGCCAGGTCAAAGAGATCCTCGAGCATCTGCGTCTTCGAACGCTTGGCCCAGAGCTTGTCAGCCTCGCGGAACGTATCCAGCGCCTGTTTTGGACCGGTGAGATGTGCCTGTTGGGCATTGTCAGCAAACCCGGTCAGGATATCGCGCATGCGCGTCAGCGTCCGCTCATCGCCCGGCTCTGCGCCGCGGATTGCCAGATCGATTTCCTGTCGCAGCTCATGGAAGGTCTGCAGATCCATCGGCTTGCCGCGCAATGCCTGGACGTCAGCGACAATGCCGGCTGTCTTCGGGCGAAGAGCTTCGTTGATCCTGCCGCCTGCAAATGTCATGTTCTGGACGATATTGTCTGTTGCCTGCGGCTTGATACCGACACCGGTCGCATAGGCTTGGTCATAGAGAGCCTTCGAGGCTACCTTGAGTTCGTCGGCGCTTGGAGCAGCGTTCGCAACTTTGCGGGCAGCGCGGGAGGCAAGCATATCCCCGGCTTTTGACAGAAGAGCGCCCGTTCCAGCACCCAAGGCACCGCCAACGGCAGCACCAGCCAACCGATCACCGGGCTTAGCCTCACCAGCGCCCGTGACCGCTCCATAGCCACCACCTTCAAGGGCAGCAGCACCAGCCCGACCGATGACCGGAAGATCACGGCCTGCGAGGACGTTCGGAAGCGCGCGCGCCATCATGAGTCCACCACCGACGTCGCCGGCAACGGACGAAACGGGGTTCTGCTGGCGCATGGCCGTCTTCTTGGCGTCTTCCAGAGCCTGGAGCTTGCCATAGTCGCCCTTGTTCACGTCGCTGCGAGCAAGTGCCGTCAGTTCGTCATCCCAGCCGAAGAGCGGGCTGCGCTGCGCCGCGCTCGCTCCGGCGTCGATGGATTTGGCGATCGGCCCGAGTGGGTTCATCGAGCCCGCGTAGATGCCGCTGCTGTAGAACGCATCGCGCTTGCCCTTGGCATCGTTCACACGCTGCGCGTCGATCGCCTCGGCGGGGTTCTGCGTCATGTTCGACAGGCTGGCGGCGAGATCCTGAGTGTCAGCGCTGGCGGCGCTCAGATCCTGCTCTGGGCCGCCGAAGGTCTCACGCATGGCCTTTGCCATGACGTCATCGGGTGTGCCATCAGGGAACTCAACGATTTCGCCGTTGGGGGATTGGATCTGGACCGGCATTATTCAATCTTCCCGGTTGCAGGGTTATAGCGGCGGACGGTTCCAGGGGCTGCGGTAGGCGCGCCTCCCTGCCCTGCTTGGGCGGAAAGCTTCGCCAGACCGGCTTGGACCGCGTCGTTGAAGTCGTCGAGCGCCGATTTGAAGTCTTCAGGGCTCTGCGCCTGGTTGAGGCGGATATATGCCTGCTCGGCTTTGCGCCCTTCGAAGTCGGTGATCTGGCCACCGCCCTTGAGGAGGGTTCGAGCCTGGAGGAACGCGCCGCCGGCCAACTGGTCGATATAGCTTTGGACGCGGTTAGAGCCTGCACTCAAATTCGGCGTGACGGCATCGAGTGGCCCGAGGACGCTTGCCAGAGATGGATCGTTCTTCAGCCGGTTAACTTGCGTAGCAACATCCGTGGCCGCCTGCTGAGCGCCAGGGAGCGCGGTCCTTGCGGTAACGGTGGCTTCTCCCTGTCCCTTGCCGAGGGCTTTTTGCTCTTCGGCGCCGGCAAGATCCTTCTGAAGAGTCCCTGTCTGAGCGCCACCCGGCCCCATAACGGCAACAGAAGTTCCGAGATCGACGGTCTTCGTGGGCGGCGCGAAAGTGTTCCCCTGCCCGATGCTGATGGGCTTGAACGACCCCCTGCTGCCGATCTGCCCGTACTGGATGCCTTGCGGCGTCTGGATCGGGATGGGATTTCCGTAGAACGTTTCCTGGTCTTCGCTGCCTGGTGCCTTCGGAGGCGTGATCCACTGACCGTTTTCGGTATCGTAGAGAGATCCGCCGGCGGATAGGAAGCTGTTCTTCGGCTTCTCCGACTCGAGCTTCTGCTGATAGAACATCTTATAGGCATCCCCACCCGAGAGCGCGCCGCTTTCGACGGCAGCAGCCAGCTCCGGATTCTGCTGGCGAAGAAATTCCAGCGTCTTGTTCTTCTGCCGAACGCCTGCAACGCCCTGCGCGAGGCCGGCGACCTGCTGCGGAGCCGTAGCGCCACCAAGGAGGCCAGCGCCTGCCTGCAAGAGCATATCGCTGTTGTTGCGGAGGAAAGGCTGGAAGCCGTTTGCGAAGGGAGGAAGTGCCATTTACATAAACCCTCCAAGAAGCCCTAGTCCTGTGGCGCCATATCCAAGGCCGGTTAGCCATGGGTTCTGACCGGGCTGCGATTGCGTCTGTGAACCGCCAAGCTGGCCGGCGCCAGATCCAATGGCATTCAACCTAGCCAAATTCTCCCAGCCCTTGTTCTGCTGCTCATTGAAAATCCGAAGTTTGTCATTCATCTGACGGGTGGCCAGATCTTCATTCATGCCTCCCACTTTCATGAGATCCTGAACCGGAGCCTGCATGCCGCTGTATGCCTGCCCGAGTTGCCCGAAGCCGGTGCTCGCCATGTTGAAAGCGTTCGAATTCGCTGCGTCCTTGCGGGTGTTGAAGTTGTTCAGGTCGCTATAGAGTAGATTGTTGGTGTTTTTGCTGACAGCATCGGCAATCGCACCATTGCCAAGGCCAGAACCGTAGCGGCCGCCTGCGGAGTTCGCGAGGCTCACATTGGTGTTTGCGTCTTCGTTGGACTGCCCGATGATTTTCTGAAGCTCAGGCGAGACGGACCAAGAAGAATTTGCGAGATTCTGCGTGTTATTCAGCGCCCCAAGCTGGCCTGCGTTGTAGCCGCCGTTGTTGATGACGCCCTGAAGCTGTCCGGAGAGCCCTTTCCCGCCGATATTGGCGTTTGCTTGGCTGGTGATGGCGTTCATGCCCTGCGTCGTCTTGGCGTCCCATGGGACAACCGTAGAATCGCCATAGACCTGAGCGCCAGTGCCGTTGTTGTAAAGCTTCTGCGCTTCGGAAAGTCCCTGCTTGAGGACAGGCTGAGCGTCCTTCCAAGGGGCTGAATTGCTGGTGCTGGTCTGGGTTCCGCCCTTGGCCATCCTAGATCTCCATAATGTAGGTCGATGTCAGGCGCTTGGCCTTTGGGTAGATTCTTTGAAGACCTTCGCGGCCACTCGTCACAAGCGCCGTTGCCCCACCCTGTTTCGCCATCTCTTCAGCAAATTGGACGAGCGGTTGAGCCCATGCCTTGAAATCGTCTCCGACCAGCCCAAGGCATCGTAGAACAGTCCTTTGCGTCCATCTCTGGAACTGATAAATAGAAGCTGCCACCAGCTTCCCGTCATTCTCTATGAGTACGAGGAAAGCATTCCCGGATCGGCACATCTGCCACAGATCGCCGCTGCTTAAGTCTCCACCGGCATCATCCAGCATGGCTTGAAACCGTTGGGCGAAGACGCCCCAGAAGTGGTCGACCTCAGCCGCATTCGCGATGGCAATCCTCACTGAGAATTCACCAGGTTCATGGTCATGGTGAGCGTTACCGTGACGTTGGCCGCGCCTTTGGCCCTGATCTCGTCTCCTGGCCACAGCCGGAGGGGAAGATTGGATTCAACGACCGTGTCTATTGTAGCGACGGACTTTTGCCAGATGAGGCGTTCTGCCGACGCCGAAGCATCCCACCAGTAGAGGCTGCATGTGACTGCGCCGCCGGTCGGGTTGCAGAATGCCCAAGACGATAGCGTCATGGAGTTGTCCGTCATCGCCGTGCCGACGAGCGTGGTCGTGGCTCCGGCAAGGACGAGATGAACCGGCTCGACGATATTGCCGCCGTAGTTTGCGTTGACGCTCATCGTTTGCCGCTTATCTTAATGTTGTCGTCGGGGACATTCACGGCTGAGGCGATGCTCCAGACCGTTGCGGCGGGGATCTCCGTCCGGATCTTGTGCAGCCGTCCATCCGATCGCAGCGGGCAGAGGCCGGCGCGATTGGGCGAACTGGCAGTGGAAAAGGTCACAGCCCCACCGTGATAGTCGGATGTTCCGTCCTTGACGGTATAGGTCGGCGCATCGGTGACGACGCGAACGCCCGACAGGAAGGTGCGGTAGGTCTGGTTTAGCTCGACATCCGCCGTGTCGATCGTTGCCGCCAGCGGAGAGCCGGAGAAGAATGCCAGCTTGTTGCCGGTGGTGAATGTCGCCATGGTCGGGCGACCACCGAGAAAGATACGGCTGTCGAATGGAACGTCCACGGCGTCTATGTCTGGATAGAGGGCAGCAAGCCCGTCCCAGGTAACACCTGGCGTGGTCAGCGCCACCACCTCGCCTACCTGCTGATCGGACTGGCACCAGCGATCAAGCTGCCAATCGTAGCCGAGGCGACGGTATTGGCCGTTTGGCTGACGGTATTTCCACCAGACGATCTTTTCATATGGGTCCGCAACCCCCTGGACATCGCCCAGATAGCTTTCGTCGATCTGGTCCAGAAACCACCTGTCGACACGTTCGGCGCCGATCGGCTGACGCTGGGCGCCACCAAAGAAACCATCCTCGGAATAGTAGAAGAATTTCCCCGGCCCGATCGAGACAATGGAGCGCGGCGCAATCGTTCCCTGCTTCGGGTTGAGCACGCTGCGGGTGAAGGTGAAGCCGGAACTCGGGGCGAACGGGAAGAACTGCATGGCGGCGCGCTGGATGACGGAAAAACCGCCCTGCTCCGCGAAGCCGCCCATGATCTCGTCACCCTCGGGCAGCTCCTGAAAATCAGCGCCTTTCTTGCCGATGGTCCAGAATTCGCAGTCGTTCAGGCCGCTCCAGCGAACAATCCGCTCGCCATTTGCGCCTTCGAGGTATCCGAGCACCACAAAGTCGCCTGACACCCACGAATAGCGGGCTTTTGGCGGGCTTCCGGCGAGATCTGCGCAGACGCCGCCGCTTTCGATGTCGTAGACCTGAATGGGGTTGTTCAGATTGTGGATGAGAAGCTGTGTTCCGAAGCGGGTGAACACCCATGCATCGCCCAGCGGCACCGAATAAGGCGCGCTCGGGCCGGAAATGCTGTCCCAGGAATAATCCGTGGTATCGAGGCGGTAAAGCTGCGTTTCCGTGCCGGCGATAATGACGTAATTGCCGGTTGAATCCCTGACATAGACAGCACCGCGGCATTCAGCGGCCAATGCCTGCGAAATCTCGACGAGATCTGGCATAGGCCCCCATCCATCGGCCACAGGCTGGGCATTGACGACGTTGTTGCTTGCCGAGCCGGCGAAATTGCTTCTATCGGGCTCGAAGGGAGGGAATGGAACGATCACGGCGTCAGGAATCCTAGGCGTGTGCCAACCTTGGCGTATTCGCTCAGTTCGTTTGTCAGGTTCAGGCCGTCAATTGTTGCGGTCACAATGGCCTGAGAACGAGCAAGGAGCCCGTCATCTTCGTTGAACATGGCTAGATGCATCAGCGCCGCGTGCAGATAGAGGCTCGGCATCTTGGCAAGAAGCCAATTGCTGGTGTTAGAAACGGAAAGTTCGGGAATCTTGGCGTAATAGACCATATCCACATTCACGCCTGAGGTCGGAAAGACGTAGATCGTCGAGCCGGTGATGGAGAACGTGGTAGGCAGGCCGGCCGCCCCATCGGCATAGGCGCCGTTGGTATAGCTGCCTGTCGCGTATGAGAGTGGGTTTGGGAGAGACGACATGGACTTCGCCGTCTTGTACTGCAGGTAATCGGTCGGAAGCGTGCCGACACCATTGGTCATGGTGATGGAGCCAAGCGTCTCCATCTCCCGAGTACGAAGTGGAGCAACGCCCTTGGCGGGAACGCCATGGTTGAACCCGTCCGTCGCGAACGCAATGCAGTTGACCACTTCCGTCGTAGACACAGCATCGGTTCGCCCCGCCCAGTTAAGGACGGACGTTTGAAGGGCGGCATAATCCATCAGATCCTACCTTTGAACGTCCGGTAAGGGAGAGCAGCTTCGGAATTCAGCCACCACTTGATATGGTCGCGGTCGCCCTCTTTCAGCTTTTCCATGATCTGGTGCTGCGAGCTGTAGAGGACGTTCAACGGGATGCGGCCGACAACCTGGCCATCTCCCCATCGCTTGCCTTCGCTCTCGTTGTAAGAGCGCCGGTTATCTTCGATAAGCTGTTCATCGGCGAGGAATTCTGTCTTGATGACCTGCTTTCCATCGGGAAGCATGCCGATCCAATAGCGATGACTGGACGTCTCCCGAAGAAGCGTCCAGTCAAGATTGTCGGCTCCGCGAAGATCAACGGATCGGGTCATTGCGTTCGGCGATCTTCTTTTCGACGACGGATTGCGCCTCTGTCACAGGTAGGGCGATGAACTCGCCGGCCGGAACTCTGGACCGCTCTTCATCATTCGGAGGACGATAGACGCCGCCTTCGCCGAGGATCTGGAAATCAGGGCTGATCGGGCGATAGTTCTTGACCAGCTTGACGGGGAAGAGCTTTTCGGAAGCCTTCACCTTCTGCTTGATCTTGTCCATGCCGGCGTCTTTCTTGAACTCCGGCTGCTCGTCGTCGACAGGAACGAAGCGTGCTTCTCCCTGGGGCTCATGGAAGCGTCCGCTCTGTGGCTCACTGGCCGCCATCGTCTCGGCGCCCTTGTCCTCGATGGCTTTCTTGAGGTCGTTGTCGCTCATCTTGCCATCGACTGTGAGGCCAAGAACGCGGGCCTGCTTTTCGAGTTCAATGCGGCTCATGGCCGTATCCTTTCCTACTTTGTAAGAGCTTTGCCCTAAGCTCGGGTTCATTCCACGTGCGCGCTCTTCCGGCATCCAGATTTGCTTTCATCCGGGCCGTATATTCGGGCGTCTTGCGCCTATTTTTGGCTTGTTCACTGGCCGTAGACCATCGGCAGTTATTGGGCTCATAGTTGCCGTTGGTGTCTTTGCGATCGAGGGTGCAGTCTGCTGGGCGCGGCCCCATGTCGGCTAGGAAATGTTCGAAGCCGCTTTCGCCTCGCCACCTCTCGCAGATGGTGATCCCTCGCCCGCCATAGAGGTGATAATTAGGTGCTTTCGGGTTGTGGCACCGCTGAAACATAGAACTCCAGGATTTGTATTCTCGGCTCACTTTCCCGCTTTTGCCGCGGGCAGCGTGGCCGTGCTTTGCGCGATCAGTGTTAGCATCAGCAGTTATTTCACTCTGCAAACACCCGCATGAATTTGTTTTCACGCCTAACGCATTCGCCGCTACGGTTGTTTTGTGCCCGCACTCGCACTCGCAAACCCAATGAACTTTTGCCGTCCTTTCGTTAGAAAGACTGAGGACGGTAAGCCTCCCGAATTTCTCGCCCACCCTGTCGATGAGAGTCGCTTTGCCTTGTTGCGCGGCTCGTTCCCTTTGCAGGCATCCGCAAGAGCGCGTGCCAGTAATCTTCAGGTTGCCGTTGGCTACGACGCACTCGTTCCCGCAATCGCACCGACAAAGCCACGATCTTCCTTTGCCGGTTTTGTGAGGCGCCTCAGCGATAACCGAGAGGCGCCCTACTTTTTCGTGCCTTCTGTCTAGGAACTTTGGCATCATCGTCTCCTTTGTTGAAAGGAGAGAGATTAACCGAAATTCTCTAGTAAATACAGAAGATGTTTTAGTTATGCACCGCTACTATACGGCGGAACTAAAAGGCGTGACCTCGGTGCCTGTGCCAGCAGCGAAGATATTCACCGACCAGAGACCGGCAGCGACATCCTTCAGAATGATCCGGTCACCCTTGAGGCCTCCCTTGGTGGAGCCGTTCATGGTGATCGTGTCATCTGCGGCGCCAGCTTCGAAGGCGACCACGACGTCAGATGCATTGTCCGTAGCCACGACGGCTACGCCCTGCATGATGTCTGTCGAGTTCGCCACCTGGATGACCAAGTTGTTGCTGGTGATGGTCGTGCCGACGACGAACTCGAAGATCGAGCCGTAGCCGAGGGCAGCGGGCAACGTGAAGGTGATGCCCGCCGCGCGGTTGGCCGTGATGACCGTGCCGCTGTGCGCTTCCGCCGTAAGAGTGAGCGGAGTGGTGGTGATGTTGATGGGCTGCATACGATCCATGGTGATGACTCCTTAGCTTGCCGAAGTCATGCCGAAGATATCGGCGATCACAGCGTGGGCAGCTTCGTTGTTGACGATCAGCGTGTACTCGACGAGCAGAACCTTCTTCTCCTGGTCACCGGTCTTGGCAGGATCTTCGCGATGGATATCGCGGAGAGTGCCGAGCTTTGCCATCGACGGGTCGATGAGGAAGGCATTGCGGGCGATTGTGGCGCCGGCACGTGCCATC